CCTTCAAACTCTTCATTGTGGACGTGACCACAAACCACACATACGTGTTCCATTATAGTGTCTCCAATTTTGCTTGATATGCTGCTGCATGACGTTGTTCAATTTTGGTCAGTGCTGCAAAACGTTTTTGTGCCTTGGCCAGTATGGCCGCAAATTCGGCAGCATGTTCTCTGCTTTCATTGATTTGATTTTGCATTTCAGTTTCTACCAAATGATTGCCTTCCATTACCGCACTGCGCTTGAACTCAGGATACATTGTGGTGAACTCATAGGTTTCACCTTCAATGGCTTTTTCTAAACATTCTCGAGTGGTCGGTTTACCAACCAGCAATTCCAAATGGCCCCAGGCGTGTAGTAGCTCTTGATCAGCAGTATGCTCAAAATGACGAGCAATATCTTCGTAACCTTCTTCTCGAGCAATACGTGCAAAGTAGCGATATTTAACATGTGCCTGACTCTCACCGGCCAGGGCATTTTCTAAATTACCTATTGTTATACTCATAGCATTTCCTTATATTGAATTAATCTCAGTATTTCTACTGACTAATTTATTTATTATTTCAGTGCAGGGTCCACTTTGATTGCAGCTTTTATTTCTTCTTCTGTGGCAAAACGTCGAGGTTCTACCATACCAGGCATATTGTGCACCCATTCCACCGGTTTCCAATAACGTGAAAATATATTGTTAATAACAACAACAGTTGCCACAATAACTATCATACCAATGCCCATTAAAATACTGCCACATAAGAAAGTTGATGCTTGATCGATATCCATATTTGTTCCTTAAAAATTGAGTGGTGCGCTGACTTGGAATTGAACCAAGACTCAACCGATTATGAGCCGGTTGCTTTACCATTAAGCTATCAGCGCCTAGTGTGTATTATACTGCAAGTATAACAAGTTGTCAACGACGTTGGCGTGGTTTGTTCAAAATATCACGTTTTTCTCGAGCTTTTTCAGCCGATTTTGGACGAAGCCTGCTGGTTGATCGACCGGTGGCTATATCTGCAATCTTGGCATCAATGTCTGCATCACTGGTGTTGTCTGCTGCATCGCCATTGTGATATATATCATTGGCCTTGGATTTCTTTTTACCTTTGTCGCCCTTGTTGGGCGGCACAATCATAAAGCCTGGTCTGTTGTTACCGGCCAAATTACTGGGTGCATGGTAATCAAATTCAAAATCCAAATTGCCAAATGGTTTGCTGGTAATTATCAGCTGCCCGCCCCCATCAATGTCGACATGACCCAATTGACAGTTCATCTGTTTGATCATATCGTTCATGATATCCTTGTACTGTTGCTTGTTTGGGCCACGGCGAACCATAAATTCAAATCCCTTGCCTATACTGTAGGTAATGATATTGGCTGCTCCGTGCACATGATCGTTGTCGTAGCTGTTTTTGCCAGCAATACCAGGTTTAGATTTTTTGTCAGTTAATCCTAGATAGTAATTGGAGTCGTCTGGCATACCAATGTTGATGCCCCAGTGACCGGCCTGCGAAGCCGGTAAAATCATTTCCAAAAACCCCGGATAGTCAAGTTTTTTTACCAATGGTGTCAGTAATTTTTTTAATTCATCAAAAGTTTGAAACTCGCCACCCAGTATATCTACATAGCTTAAATATTCAGGAATTTGATTCAAATGTGCAGCATAGCAAATTTTGTCTACCACTTTGCCTTCTTTTCTGCTGGCACTTTGCCAGATCTTTATACCATTGCGGAACAGTGACTTTTTACCTTCGTCGGTCAAGGTAGCATCATATTCATCAAGCAAACTGCCAAGACTGTTCATACTGGTGCCAGAACCGCCCAATGCTTTAACACTATATCGAACTTTGCCACCCACAGTGACATCAATTAGTTTTTCATTGCCTGCAGGAAATGTGATTTCTTCTTTGTCCTGTGCCAGGGCCATTGGTGCTAGAATCTCTCCAAAATCTTGACTGATCATTCCTCTAACAGTTCTTACATATTCTAGGCTTTCGGGGCTCAAATTGCCGCTGCCTCTGTTCATGGCTATATCAACCAGTTCTATCAGGGCAGTGGCAATTTTTTCATTTTTAACTTTGGCCTTGACTGCTTGTTTGGTGGCATCGGCCAATTGTTTCCGTGTGGGATAACTACCTGCTAATCCTAAACTGACTGGTGTTAGATCTTTTCTGTTTAATACCAAATCATCAGATGCGCCACCCGCGGCTGCAGATTTTTTACGACCTGCCAATACCACTGTAACAGTTATGCCGTTGGGCGTTACAAAACCATGTATGGTAAATTGTCCACTGCAAACGGCCTGTTGATCATTCAACGGAGTTTCTCGAAATCCCAACACTGCCATGGCTTGCAACAACTGTTGAGAGTTGATTCCGGCTGTGCGAACACAAGATATGCGTCCTTTTTCTGTTACTTCTTTGACTGTTTTTGTTATGTCAGCCGTGGCATCTACTGCGCCAACTTCCTTGAGTGCGTCAAACAACACAGGTACTAGTTGTCGGTGATCTGATTTGGTAGCTAGATCTACTTCGGGTTCAACAGGTGCGGCTTCGATCAATTGGTCAAGTCCTTTGATTATGTTGTCAAAATGGGATTCGTAAGAATTTTCTTTAGTTTGATCAATGATTGAAATTAAGTCTCGCATAACAACTATTTAGTTTGATATTTGATAAAAATTTCGATCCAACCACTGGAAGACCAAGTTTTCCAGTCGAACATGTCCGTATTTGTTCAAACTTTTTATCATACTGTCATTGAGTAAATTGAGATCGGCAAGATTATACCAGCTGGGATTTTCTGGGATCACAACATCTGCAGCATAGACCGCAATATACAACCACGGAGTGTTATTTTCTCTGTAAAAGTATGCGTCTCTACAGTCAAAGCCTGATGCAGCCAACATGTATATCAAACTCAATATATTATGATTAAACCAATGCCAGTTATGCTGTTCAAATGTCAATTTATTATTGAGAGTATAAGTGGCCTGTGGCAAAGCCATCATCAGCATACCGTTGACATTCATACTGGACCTCCAGGTTTTTAAACATCCAATTGGGTCGCGTGCATATTGAAAACTATCGTGTGCGTAAATTATATCCACGTTTCGAGGCAATAATCTAACTTCAAAGTCTCCTTCAATTGGGAATATGCGATCATTGGTAAGAATGTCAGATTCAATTTGTCGGATATTTTTATCTACTGCATACACCAATAGATTACGAGGTTCAGGTGGATCTTCTCTGGTTTCTAAATTGGCCCACCAATTGGCATCCATTCCTGTACCGCAACCCATGTCGGCCACTGCGGTTATGCCATCTAAAAAACTGTCGTATCCATAAATTAAACTTAAAAAATTTAAACTGTGTTGATGACTGTCGTGTGCGTTTTTAAATAGTGCCATTTGTTAATATCTCAATTACTAATTTTTCTTTCAACTGACGCAACCGTGGTTCCAGTTGATGGCAGGCTTCTGCTATTTCAAGTTCTGACCCCCAACTGCGTTGAGTTGCTAGATGACTTGCCCATTTGCCCACGCTGTCTTTTTCCAACTGTACGTCTACTGCCCCATGCCGAGGCCTTGCAAGACAACATCTATTGTAGTCTTGTATTAGTTCATCGGCATGAGCTTTCCAATCTGTCATACTACAACATCCTCCATGCCAGCAGTTCTTAATCTAACCACGTGTCCAAGCATAAAGTTTTTACTTTCGATACCTTTCATCACTCCTAACCATTTATTGCGTAGTAATGCTACTTCGTTAATAATGGTTTCCATATCAATCACTTCATCTTCGGCTTCTGCATATTTTTCAGCATCGCGGCTGGTCAAAGCGCGAGCATAAGCTTCAAGATACTTCTTGTAATGCCGTTGACGAATTTTACGTAATTGTATATTTAAGTATTCCAGTACCGCTTCAATTTCTTGTAGCTGATTAAATCTGTGTTCTGTAATGCCGGGCAAATTGCTCAGACTCTTTTCAACATTACCTGAAATTTTAATTTCACTTTTTGCCGAAATTAATTCCTGATCGTAGTAGTCAATAAAATCGGGAATTTCGCCAAGATTGGCAATTACTCGATTATACCACATTGATTAGTCTTCGCAGTTGTAGTTGTCTTCGTCGTCTTCTTCAATGGCATACTCTTTGTGAGCACGCTTTAGAGCCGAGTCGGTGCCACTGAATTCTTTGAGTTCTTGGTCTCCTAGCATATCTACCAGGATACTCATTAAATTGTCTGCAACTTCTTGGTGATCTTTTTGTGGTATATACTGTTTCATTACAGTATATATTTCACTTAGTACGTCAACTTCAATGCTCATGATTCTGTCTCCTCTTCAGGCTGTTTTTCTATTATAGCATGATGAGGATTATTTGTAAAGTCTGCCATTACCTTGTCCAATGATCCATCTTCATTGCGTTCCCAGGCTTTACGGAACTGCTTGATAACCGTACCGTCTGTTAAAGTGTATTTAAGACTATTGCCTTCTTTTGACAATAATCCTTTGCCTTCAAACATGTCAACCAACCCACTGTAGGGATTCATTCCTGTTTCGTAGGGAATTTTGACTTGTACACTTTCAAAAGGTTTGGCATAGCGTGTTTTCATAATCTTGCAGGCAGCACGAATACCCTGAACTGTGGTTGTTTTGCCGCCGTCTTCGTCTTCTTTTAATTTTAACTTACGCATGGCAACCACAATAGAGCTGGCATAGATAAATCCTTGTCCGCCGCTGATCTTGTCGTCTGGGTCAAACATATCTTGACTTGCATATGTATGATTTGTACATACCAGCCCCAGGTTTAAATCGCCAAACATATTGACACAATTGCGAACCAGTGCGGTAAGCGCCTTGGGCTTGCGACCCATATCACCTTTTAAATCGCCTGCTTCAAATTGATTAACGTCTGTGGGCGTTAGTAGCATACCCAAACTGTCCAGCACAAACAGTACTTTGGGACGCTGATCTTCGGGCAATACTTTATATTCTTTTACAAACTCACTGATCATTTTGGCAACATCATCGATCATGGCCATGTTTAACTTGAGTAGTTTGTCTTCGCTGGTGTCAACTCCCAGTGCGTGTAGCCATTTTTCATCTAGTGCATTTTCTGTATCAATCAAAATGGGGTAAATGCCCTGTGCTTGTGCATTTTTGATCAAGTTGCCGCTGCAGATAAAACTTTTGCCTGCACCTGACTCACCAGCAAATACAGTTACTTTGCCCAGGGGAATACCTTTGTGAAAGTCTCCACTGATGAGATAATTTAGCGCATAGTTGTTGGTCGATATCCAGTCTGTGGGATCTTTGAATCCAAAACTAATTCCGTCAATGCTTTTTGTAATTGATTTTCTAAATTTAGAAACGTCAAAAGGTTTTGTCATAATTGTTCTTTCGTTAATAGGTGGTAGGGGAAAA